CCATTGGCCTCATGCAGGCTGCTGCGCGCCGCACTGAGCAAGCCTCAGAAACCGTCGCGCGTCATAAGCGCACGTCCGGCGCTTCTCTCAAGTCGTACCTCGCGGCGGCACCGCTCGCGTTGACCCCGGAGGGCCAGCGCGAAGCGCTGGCCCTTGGGCTTGTCCATTACAGAACAAGTGACACCGAGTCGAAGACCGGTCGTCTTTCCATCGAAATCGACCCGCTGCAGCTGCGGGCGCAACGGCTGCGTAAGGCCGTCATCACGAGTGCACGACTCCATGACCAAGAAGCGAAGAAGGGATCACGCCGTGGCGCGTGGTACATGCTCACGCTCACCTACCGAGACGGAAGCCGTAGCGGCCCTCGTGACGTTAGCGAGCTACTTAAGCGCATGCGCGGCCACTTCAATCGAACTGTGTCTAGGCTCCGACGGCTCGCGGGTCAGGTGTTCCGTTACCTGTGGGTCGGGGAACTCACCCAGCGCGGACGACCGCACTACCACCTCCTAGTTTGGGTACCGCAAGGCATGTGGTTTGGCCGCGTCGATCACCGTAAGTGGTGGCCTCACGGCTCAAGCAAGTTTGAGAAGGCCCGCAACGCAGTCGGGTATCTCGCCAAGTACGCATCCAAGTTCAGCAGCCTCATGGCCGCTTCGTTTCCGAAGGGGTTCCGCACGCACGGTTGCGGTGGCCTCAATGAAGAATCCCGCCGCGAACTGCGGTGGTGGAAAGCGCCCATCTCGGCACGTGAAGCGCTCGGCGGTGAAGCCGACATCCGTAAGTGCCAGGGCGGTTATTTCGACAAACTCACCGGGGAGTTCTGGTCGTCCCCGTGGCGAGTGACATTTGCATTCGGCCGGACCATCGCTTGGAAGGTAATCACAATATGAAAGTTCAGATCATCAGCGAAAACATCGCCGTTCGTTCGTTCCCCGCACGCGAGGGCAAAGCCGCAACCGTGTTCCGCGAGCAGAAAGCTGCCGTGGTGCGCGAGAACGATTTCCCGCTGCCTTTCACCATCGGCCTGGACGAAGACCAGCAGCCGTACAAGATCGGCACCTACGACCTGTGCGCAACGTCGTTGCAAAAC